TACCGAAAATGGTTGTTGGAAGAAAAATAAATTGTTGAGCGGTTTCCTCGAGCCTGGAAACGCGAAGTGTTCAACAAAGGGTGGAAGTTATACCATACACGATGTGGAAATGTTTTGTTACATCTATCGGGTGTAACATTATTCAGTACGCTGAGTGTATCAGCAAATATGGTTACGGTGTACTCGAATATTACGATAACGATGAATTGTGCTTCAGATTCATGTCGGTCGAAATTGGAACAGGAAAAAAAGAAATCGAAGACAAATTTTGCATTGCGTAAAAGATTCATTCATGTTGCTTATTTTGTTGATCCACTTTGTCACGTAATTGTTGCAAAAAGCTCCCTTATACCGGACCGGCATTCCGTCCATTAACAATGCGAAACCATGCCTTGAACGCTTTGAACGTCTTGGCAGCGTTCAAAATGTACACATACCGTGTCGGATGCATGTAGTCCGTCATGACAATGATTGTGTTTTTTGCGTACATGACTTGAATTGTTTCGAGGTCGCCTTTTCCCACTAATTTGTTGAAGATTTCTACCGATAGGAACACGCTAAACTCGTCTCGGAAGAAATCACCGGGATGATTGTGACCCTTGACGCGACTTTGTTCGGCCGTGCCTCCTTTTTGATCTCTAGCGGACGCCGTCAAGCACAACTTTTGGATGACGGCAACGATTGATGGATCGTAAACTTGTTGCAAAAGCCGTTCGTCATAGCCTCGTTTGTTCTCGCACTTGATTTGTTTTACAATGTCGGGATGAAATGTAAAATTGCAATCGATAGTGTCTCTTTCAAACAAGTACGGATCCATGGCAATATTGGAGTACGATGTCCAATGAGTCTTGATAACAAGACTGTCGTCTTTACGCGTTATCATTCCAAATGTCAAGTGGTCACCGTGATAAACCGGTTCTTTGACTTGGTCGTCCAATGTCAAACGACGGATGATGTGTGTGCCATCGTCCTTTGCAATGTCCACCATGTACTTGACCATCGACTTTTTGTAGACATATAAGTAATTGCCGGGTGACAAGCCAGGCACAATATAGAAGACATGGTCACCGACTCTCATTTCTTTGAGGTTTCCTCGGACTCTTGGTACTGTCAAGTCATTGGCCAGGAAGTACAAGAAGCGGACGTTCGAGTCGCGTAGGCTCTTGACGAATGCCGATAAATTATTGATTCTCTCTTTTTGGTTCATCCACCTTGACCGGTTGCTGGACGAGTAGGAACAGATGGCGATATTTCCGTGGCACCAAACGGTATGATGGAAGAGTTACATTTTTTGAACGTTTTCCATTTTTACACTTTTGAAAGCACACAAATGATGCCGAACACTAAACTTTAGCCATCATCTCGTCAAAATCCGCCTTTCTCTTTCGACCTCTCTTCTTTTTCTCCTTCTTGTCCGCCTCAAAATCCCGTGTCTCTTCCTCTGAGAAAAAGATCGTGGATTGATGAGTTCGCAAAAAAGTTCGCAAAAAAGAATAAGCACGACCAAGTTGTCGTGGAATCACCACTCCAGAAACAACCACGTTCCCTCGTGTGAAGATCCTGATCGAAGCGTGTTGTCTTAGACTGATGGACGCTTGGACTCCAACATGATTCTGAAGACTCGGATGACTCATAGGCTGCCCAGGTTTGGACTGAGTAACAATGGGAGTAGGAAGTCCCGTATGAAGTCTAAATGAGAGCGATCCTCGATCCACCTTTCCCAAGATCCTCTTCTTGTTCCAAAGAAGGTCGTTGGCAACATCGCATCGAACCATCCCATCTTCGAGCTTGCAATTGGTGTTGATCATTTCGATGGTCTTTTTGGTGATCTCGACCACCTTTTGATCATTAGCGTCGATGGCCTTGAAGGAAGAGGTCAAGAGTTCACACGCGAATCGACCGACTTCGTTCGCCTCCTTCATGGTGGTCGGGCCTGCGATGTTGATGCTCCCGTTCTTGAAAAAAGAGATCGAAATGTTGTTCTTGACCTCAAAGAGGATCCCGTCGTCCTTCGAGACCTTGACGATCACGCAGTTTCCGAAGGATTTTTTCTCATCGTACACGTGCTTCGTGGAAGCCAAGTAGCTCTTCAGAAGATCGAGATCGATCGACTTGAGGTTGGAATTGAAGAGGAGTGTAATGGTGGACACGTGGATCGTGGGAAAGCGCTCGAGCACTTTGCTCATCTGATCGTCGAATTCTATCGTGACCGAATCGTCGTAAAAGTCCTCTTCGCCTTCGACTTTAGGTTCAGTGATGTCGATGCCAAACTCGTCAAGAAACTCCTTCTCCGCATCCGACTCCGCCGCATTGAGAAATTCGATGTCGAGAATGTCGTCCATGTTAAGAAGGTCTGACATTGTATTGTGTATTCACCGTTTTATAATCTTTATGTGTTTTTCTTTCTATCTATTTGTTTTGTATCCGAAAGCGAAAGTTACAATTAAGATCCAAAAAAATGAGTGATTGCGTTGAGTAAAAACATAAAGATGTTTTCCTACAATTTCCGCGAGATGTGGAATTGGTACGCAAAAAATATGCACCGGGAAGATTTGTTTGAGAAGCCCGACAACATGGCTATGCATGTCATACAAACATCTGAAAAGTACGAGAAATTGACGAAACAACAAATCCGAAAGCGAAAGTTAACCGACGGAAGTCAACCGACGTCCAATAGCAATGACGGATACCTCGGTGCTTTTCAAAAGCGGAGCATCACCAATATCGTTACGTTCAAGTTCATTCAAAACCTCGACAAGTATCCACACGGGCTGTTTTGCGTGTGGGACAAGCGCGCGGTGTACGCTGTATTCCCAAAGATGAAGAAAGACCGATTGTTCGCCGACCATTTATCCTTCATGGAAGGCAACATCCATATCACGACGTACATACCTCAACCGTTGTGTGCCGACTTTGGTGTGGCGTGGCATCTCCCGAAAGCCGACCTCAACGATGGAGTTTCGATGCCGGCTTTAGGGTACGAATATCCGATCCTCAACGTGTTAAATCCCTACAACCGAGATGCGTTGGACATTGCTCGTGCATACAAGGTCCATGGGTCCACAATTACAGGGGGTGGTCCGAGTCGATCTATACCTCTGTCTAAGCGCGCACCGAAAACGGACGTATCTCCGAGACTTGAACAGGTCTTGTTAAAAGAAGGAATAAAGTCGTTGAAAATCATGTGTATCAAGTGTCTAAATGACGACACGTGGCATGTCACGTGTTTTGCCGAGGAGAATGAGAGCTTTGCATTCGTTGCGCCCGACAAGGATTGGGACACGATAACTCACAAAATCATCGAAAAACTCGATGTATATGATGACATGACGTAAAAATTGAAAGCCGTATAATCATCTTACACTCAAGATTCACAAATGGAACAAAGTAAGAAGGATTCCAATCGACTCGATGTGGTCGAGTTTGTCGACTCTATCAAATCCGGCATTTTCCCCTTGGCGCCAAAGGTCGATGTGACTAAAGGCTCACCGATCGACAATCAATTGAAGACGTTGCCTGACGATTTATCAAAGTGTATGGATGGAAAGATGTCCTACATGGAGCTACGGATGTTGTATGGTTGATTCGCGATTTTTGTACCAAAGCTTATTTCTGATTCAATTTCAGTAGCTCGTTATGACTTCATTATTCAATGTTTTACAATCTTTACTTTACGTATCTTGTGCTACTACATCATACTTGATTGATCGGAAAATAAGCGCAACATCGGATACGAACTCATATTCGATAGCCATTTTGATGAGTGTCATGTATAGCATCGTGACACTTCCGTATCTATTGATCGCGTTATCGTTATTTTCAATCCGCTCGTCGTCACCGAATGTTTTCACATTGTCACGCGTAGCCAAAGGATATCTCTTGCACCCCCTCTTTCATTCCATGTGTTTTTTTGGTGCGTTTTCCACCGTGTCATTCTACATGATTGTGGGAACAATGAAATACAGCGATTACGCAATTCTCAGTCCTTTGGCAATGATTCTCGAAGCTATCATGTCATCAATCATCTACGGAGATTCTATAACTGTTATTGAATTTGCTGGATTTACAATCATGATTGTGGGTGTTTTGGTGAATCAAATGGGAGACAACATCGTATCAACGTATTTTATTGCTAAACCTGTAGCCGGCGATTTAGAAGAGCCTCTTTTGTAAAATGTAAGTTTCACGATGCTTATGAAGCGGTTTAAAGCTAACGATGCGAAGCATTATATATGTTTTTTTGTATACGCCATGAACGTTGCCACCGAAGCCATTGGATACACTGCCTCTGTCGTGACCACTCTATCTTGTGTGCCACAAGTGTACCAAGTGTATCGCACCAAGACCGCACGCGACGTCTCGACCACGTTTATGACCTCAATCATCACTGGTCTAGGTCTATGGCTCACATACGGCGTCTTGATCAACAACTACCCACTCATCGGGGCTAATGCCGTTTCCATGGCCCTATACTCGTCTATCCTTGGTATGAAGTACTACTACGCCCACAAATACCCTGACCAAAATCAAACAGCAAGCGTCCCTCCGGCAACAGACGAGACACCCTGTGTCGATGTCCAAACCATTCCGGGCGACATTGAAAACAATCAAAAAAATGAAATCGATATAAAGTGACGATATCTATAAAAACGATCGAATGTCTTTTCGCAATCTTCCGTTTCACCGCATTACAACGACAAATAATGTGCAAGAATCCGAAGAGTTAATCGAAGCCAAGTTGACCATCGATTGGGTCGTCAGCAACGGCTCTGTGTACTATAAAAAGAAGCACCGACTGGCGAAATGTTGTTGGGCATTGATGCGATTCATACTGTGTGATACACGCGAACATCCGTTTGCAAGTAAGGACGAAATGCGTATCGTCTCATCGTCCATGGACATTCGAGTAAATCGCGAAATAATTGCCTATGCTGCCGCAAAGATCAAATACGCTAAAATCTACGGTCCGCACATCAAGTATGCCATTACGGATGCGGTGCGTCACGTCGTTTGGACCGTAACCAAGGCGCGTAACATCACTCCGGACGCGATCGTCAAGCTGGCTTCCGGTCAAGGGTGTTGTTGAGCGAGTCTTTGGACCGCTCCGATCACATAGGCCAACAATACATTCATATCGATCGTCTTGCAATCCGATAGGTTTTCTGTGTGACATGTAACGACCGCGTCTTGAGCGACGGCTTCGACGTCTTGGGCGATGAACCCGAGTCTCTCACGTTCCGTGTTGCCATGATTGTACTTGAATCGGACCAATTGTAGGCCGATTATTTTTTCGAGACACTCATCCAAGTCGTCGACGGAATGTATGTCGTGCTTCATGCGGCGATCGGACACCATGGTAAAATCGTTGGTGGTCACGTTGGTGGCGTTGAGGGTGGTGGTGATGATGCCTCCATTGACGTGCAAGGCCGCAGTCGGGTTTGAGACGTTGATGCCGACCTTTACAGTGGGGTCCAAGAGGGTGAGTGTTTTGGCATTGGGAGAAAATACCCAAGGACTTGGGATGACTACTGGTGCGGGAGTAGGGGTAGGGTTAGACGAAGGCACGGGTGTGTATCCAATGGTGGGTACGGAGGGCAAGGAAGTGCCGCTCGCGCCGGGAACAGTGTTAAAGGGCAACTCGTTGTTGTTGTTGGAATTTGCGTCGTCTCGTCGGAATGCTCCGCCATTGCCAAAGATGGCCACCTTTTTAAACACAGACGATTGGTTCACGTTGGACCCGTTGTCGAACATGGCGTACTTGACCAACTCTAGCTCATCGCGTTCGTTGATGCGGAACCCGTAGCCCGTGCAAAAGTAGTCGTTGGAATGCGTGTACTTGACGACATTCAGGTTGTTTCCGATGATACCTCCGTCGATGGTAAAATGACCGTGGACTTGCAAGTCGTTCAAGTGGACCGTCGGTGCGTCAAGGAACAGATCACGTTGGCCCGTGCGGATGGTCACCTCGTCGGTCGCGGGGTTGTAGAAGACGTTGAGGAACGTAATGTCTTGCGTGCCGACCGCGTTGTGAAGCGAGAACGATCCACCGGCCTTGACTTGAACGCGCACGCTGTCGGCCGCATTAAGAACAATGTTCTCTGATGCCCCGAGCATCAACGTCTGCGCTCGTCCGGACGCTTCATCGACGGCTGCGACCACGGACCGTGTGGCCAAGTGCGAAAACGTCGAGTATAGTGTGGGAGGCTTCCCGTCATCCGGGTATGTCACACGGGGTGTTGAAGCATACATATAGAGCCTTACACACACTGGACATTGTGACCGCTGGAGGGATGAAATTGTAATCGGGGATTGATTGGGGTGCCACCCCAAACCCGCGCCTTAAGTGCTTCTTTGGTTATCGTTGAAGCATCCGAATACTAAAAAATGGCTTAAGGCACGTCAGGGCAAAAAAATGACATTGAATTTAATGCTATAAAGTGCCTATAAACTAAATATGGAGAGCATAAAAGCTTATCCTGATCATCGTCAACAAGTTATGTCGGATTTCGCTGCGACCCCTCGACAAGCTCCGATGAAGCCCAAGAAAAAAACTATAAATATGAAAGATCAATATATAGCCGTCTGGAGCTCCGGCTCATCTTCTTCCGATGTCGGCTCAACAATTTTAGAAGATGGTGTTGATCTCGTGGATTTCATCATCGATATATTTGGTTTGAGTAATTTGAAATGGTCAGATGTACACACTGAGTTTCCTTTTCCTCACATTGAAGATAACAATGACGACATTGAGTTTGATTATTCCGACGTTGAGAAGTGGTGTGAAGCAGCAATACTGTATAATTATGAAGCAAATCCACGTATCATTGAAATTATTCGCGTAACTGGACAAAACGTTACATTCGATCAGTTCTAGGAACTTATCTCGACTGTAGTCAGTTTTGTGACCTTGAGCTTTAATTGTCATTTTTATTTTAAAAAATTGGATAAGAGATTGATGATACAAGTGCCCAAATGACTTCTTTGCCATTATCCGTCGTATGCCGTCATATTCTCCCTCAATCGCCGTCGCTCTTTGTGCCATGGGACAATGGGCGTAAACTCCACGCCTTTATCGGTGTCGATGCGCCAGCCGCTAACGTGTTTTCCGAACAGTGTGTCGTCGAAGCCATGGTTCGTGCGAGCGTCCGGTTTTATGCCAGCACCAGCTGGGTCGACCAAGAGGAGTACGTAGAGTCGGTGATCGCATGCGGCTATGCTCTGACGTGGCAGCCAGATGACGTGGTGATCCATTTGTTGCGCGAGAAGTCGATGGAAGATTTCATGACTGCGTGCGCCCTTTACCGAGCAACACGGCGTTTAACGTGCATCGATGTGTTTGAAGCAATACGTGAAAACGAAATCACCTCGGGGGCGTTTGTCAAACCCGCAGTCGACGCCATACATCACCTATGCACAAACGGCCAAGTGGCTAAAGTGCTGACGATGCTAGAGGATTGGCCAGTCCGTTGGCCCATTCCCCGAATCAAGTGTCTATCCGCCGAAACGACCGACCTCACGAGCCTCTTTCGAGACGAGTTCCGCTCGAACAGAGCGTTCGGGCTTTCTAGAATCATCTGCCAAGCCAATTCTCGCGACACTTTGCACCCCGCCAATCACGCCATGCTGATCGAAAAATTTGTCGCTAATGCCATCGTCGTCATGTCAATCTTGTTGAGCGAAGATGACCCATCATACAAACGAGCATGTGTTCGATGGTGTCTGGAACACAACGCATTGACATATATACCTCACTGGTGCAATGAGTCCGTCAAGTCTTTGGATCTTTTCGCACTCGTGATGGGCAAAGACCGAATCATACGTAAAGTTGTCACGTATGGCAGATTTAAGCAATGGCGTGTGGGCAACCGACGCTTTGCCCTCGCTATTCGCCGACATTGCCCAGAACACATCCGGCGTCATAGCCCGTCGCTACTTGACAACGTGAACTACCTCACACTCGCCACATTGTGCGGATTCACGGAATGGATCGAGACAATTGCATTGCAATGTAGTGTCGCCATGATTGGGGAAACCGTCCTCAAGATGATTGATGCACCCCGCGGCGTGCGATGCGTCCCCTCGGTGATACAATGTGTTCGCTTATTAGCTCAAAGACTTCATAGCGACTCATTGAGTGTCCCCGATCTGGTGAGGTTGCTCAAAATGACGGGACCCATCGAGAATCTCAATCTCGTTTACGGCTACCACGTGACAGTCGCATTAAATCACGACATGTCCATATCGGGACTCCGCACCCTCATCGATGCATGCGACGTCAATCATCTGGGTGCTACGTTGTGCGACACACGGGACATCGAGCTGTCTTGTGAACACATCGATAGACTTTCGAAAGCGAGCAACCCGCAAGTGTGGCGTCGGATCGTAGACCCGGTCTTGTACAACCTCTTCATTGGTCAGGGCATCGATACATTGCACGATGTTAACTTGATCGACCACGTCGCACAGTCTGCTTCCAAGTTGCACGAGTGCCTATCGTTGAGGGCGGCATGCATCGGCGGCCACACAGTTGTAGCGCTCCGAATGCTCGATGTCTTTCAAGCACGTCAGGACGTCGACAAAATACAAAAGGTGTGCGCATACGCGGCTGCAGCCTCTGCATCGGGTATTCACGGCCACACCGAGATTGTACGCGCGTGCTTACCCGTCGTGGTGGATGCGCTTTCCTCGCCGAGTTGCGAGCCGGAGGACACGAGGAGCATTTGTCTCGTGTTAAACACGCCATGGTTGTTTGTTCGAGTTGTTTGAGTCCCAAAAAACATGTGAGTATATCATCAATATGTTCTCTGACAACGTCTTGCGCTCTGGATTGGCTAGCAAGATCACGTATTTGCACCCCGGACATCGTGCGCTTAACCAATACAAATCCAAGTACGGTCTCGAGAAGCAAATCACTCTTTTTGGTTCGAATCACACTAACGCCAAGGCTGACGTGTGGGAGGCCGGTCCCAAGTCCTCCATTGTCGCATTCCGAGGATCCACGTCCGTCCAAAACGCAAAACAAGTACTTAAGGCCGATCTCGACGAATTTCACTTCAGGCAATTTCACGGTCGCATCCACACAGGTGTCATGGACGTGTTTCAAAACCTCGTGGGCGACATCGACACGCAAGTCATCGGAAAGAGGAACGTCTTGTTCACCGGGCATAGCCTCGGTGGCGCACTAGCCTTGCTCGCGGCCGTCTATTATGCGAGCATGATGCCGGCGTGTAACGTTGCATGTCACACGTTTGGTGCGCCGCGCATCGGCGACTCTAACTTTCGTGCGTGGAGCGAACGTGTGGTGCCCGAGGCAATCCACGTGTGCAATATCAACGACCTCGTGTGTAGATTGCCGATATATGGCGAGGCATATGTGGAAAACTACGGTCGACACTTGTGGATCGGCGAAGGTCACGGTAATTTGGTGGCCAACCACGACATGGACGAATATTTGCTCGACATGTTGCGCGAGATTCAAACGCAACGTATGGACATTCGGCGTTAAACTCGACAAAAAAAGCTTATCCTTTTGAATAGATTTTTAGGCATTGTAGACCAGCTTTAGACTTCGACCGGTGCAAACTTTCCACAACACCCAAAGCAGCAACAACACCCCGTCACAGTGGACAATGATCCGAACACCATGATGGACGTATTAGCAGCGAATGGTTCTTCTACCTCCTCTCCGAATACCGCCCCGGCCATGGGATTTCTCACACAACACGATATGGGTAGCATGATTATTCCGATTGGGACACTCAACGATAACATGAGCCATTTTCCGACGTTTCTGATGCTCTTGGAAAAGGCATGATCATGATGATTCGCGGTGATGCGTTCGCCTTCGGGATTGACGCGCATCTTGTGAAAAAATGAGAGAGACGCATGATTCATTTTTTTCTATTCGAGGTGTAAATGACTACTTCTCCACAACAATATGCATTGACACTATTCTCCGACAAGGAGAAAATGATGGTGTACACAAACATCATCGATATGTTTTACAACTACAGCGCAAACCAAAAGTATCACACGTCACACTTTTCGGACCTTGAGAGCATCAATATGAACACACCGGGACTCGTTGCGGCCCACCAATTCGCCGAGTACTTGATGAGATCTTTTTCGACTACTACGCCTATCGAATACAAGGATGCATTGGACTTGATCATAAAATGGGGAAGCAACATTCGAAATCACAAATACGTTGGGATGTTGATTGCCAACACGACTTGGAGAATCTCTCAAGTGTATAGAGGTAGAGCTGGCAGAGACATTTTCAAAACCACATTTGAAGACGTTTGTTCGAATAAAGTCGAATTGGACAAGGATATCGCTCAACTCCGCTTGTGCGCTTATCTTCTCAAATTGTACGTCAATGAAAAAAGTGGCAAGATCAGTCTTCCTCCATGCGATAGTGAAATCATGACTGAGAAGAATTTCCCTATAGAGATCCAGCCTTTCATGGACATGATAAGAAATAAAAGTGATCGGGTTCAAACCTTGAAAGTCCGACCTGTTACCGGGAAGCGCACCCTTGCGCCATCCGTTATAAATCTTTAGTTGTGATCACTCGGTGTTCTCATCTTCACTATCCGTAACATATGAAAAGTAGTGTTCGTCGTCGCTATATCCACCGTCCGAACTCGGGACATACGACCGATCCGTGGATACAGATGAAGAATCGTCGAATGAATTGTCGTTATCTTCGTCTTCTTTTTCGCTCTCGTCTTCTTCGTCACTATCTTCGCCGTCACCACCACCAGTTTGCGGCGGGTCATAGTTGTCGTAATGATAGCGCTTGTAATTGGGCGCGGCAAAGGTTAAGTCGCGCATATCAAATTGTCCGGAGTCGTGGTCGTCGGTCGAATAGTCGTCTTTCACGGTAACGGTCTCGGGTTCGTAGAATTGAGTGGGTCGTAGCGTGCGTCCGTAGCGGCTTTTTGCCGGCATTTTTATTGAGAGACGGAAAATAATTCGCCGGCTATTAGGTCGTATTGATGAGACCCATGACTGTGTCGTTGATGATGATGGTGGGGAGCTCGGCCATAGTAGCGGCAGATAGGTAGAATTGGGTGACGGCCTTCTTTTTGTGATCGTCAGTTAATGATTGCAAGTCGGGCTTTTCAGCCGCAAGACATCCGATGAATTTAACGATTTCCTTGCAATAATGCGTGTGCAGGGCGGCAAATATCTTGGTTGCCGCATCTGTTGCCGCTTGTTTTGCCGCTTGTTTTGCCGCTTCTGCCGCTTCTGCCGCTTTTGCCGCTTTTGCCGCTTCTGCTTTTGTTTTTTCACTTGTTTTTTTACTTGTTTTTTCACTTGTTGGATGTGCTTCACCACGTAACTTGTCAAAAGCTGATTTACAACTCTTATGCAACTCATTTGCTTGTCCTTCTTCCTCAACCTTTTTTGTTTGATTTGTCCCTTCCCCATTAAAGTAAAAACACCGCCCCATAAAGTCAAGCTCGTCTTTCACACCATCAAACGTAATCTTGTCACCGGACATTCTTTTTCCTATATGCTCACAATTATCGCGCATTGGTTTGAACGAGCTTTGTTGTCTGATCTAAGCATTATGTATGCCCCAAATTGAAAGCTTTAATGAAGCATTGATGTGGGTTTGGGGGTGAGGGGTTCGAGACAGTTCATATCTTGGGAAAAACTAGTTAGTCTATCTTATGAAAACACTGTCGGGGGGTTTGAGGGGTCGGGGGGCAGCTGCCCCCAACCTTGCAAGCTGCGCTAGCCGAGGGGTGCAACCCCCCTACTCACAAGCTCCTGTACCGCCCCCACACACCGCATCAAGATCTCGTTTGTGTCCAACACCCTTAAGTCGTCAACGAGCGTGCCATCGGGCAACACACCGCTTCGGCGCCCTACCGGCATCTTACCCTCGACCTCTTGAGCAATGACACCCCTTTTCTTTTGGCCCATCCGACTGCCAGCGAGGTCGTATTCTTTCAATTGGAGCCCCTTGATAAACTCGAGGTCGGCCGCCGTGTCCACCGGCACTACATTCGTCTTGAAGCGCGCATCGCTCAACTGCGTGAACTCATGCGCATACACTCCACCCTCGACCGTCATTTGTTCGGTATCGAAATGACATTCGGTTTTCGACAAGCTACACACGTCACCCACATCGAGTTTCTGGCCATCATATGTCACTCGGACGTCCGGACCTCGCATGCCTGGATCCTTAAACACCAGCTCACCCTTGCCCAACACCACCGCATTGTGCCACTCGGCGGGTTTCGCTTTACCCCGAAGAGGAAGCGCATAAACGACACGTGGCAGGGCCGATGCTTGATTTGACACCATGGCATCAACAACCGCTGCATCCGAGCAACGTACCGTGATGCCCTTTCCCAACTCGGCACTCAGCAAGCGCCACGACACGCACAAGGTGTCATTCAACAAGATGTATTCATACCCTTGTTCGTCAGAAGTAATCATGGTCATTCCGTCACCAAATGAAAAGCCTTGCACTCCCTCACATTCGATGCGCACTGTGCAGTCGTCGAGACGCGTGATGGTCTTGAAGAGCAACGGTACGCCAGTGAGTTTGTACTTGAGCGGAAAGACGCCGCTAAACATGAGCGGCATGTCGTGATCGCGCGTCTGCGTGTCGATGTAGAGCATGGCCCGTCCATCGCGCACGTACGTCTTGGTCACGGTGAAATTGTACATCGCCGGATCCCCCATCACCACTTGGTCGATCGCGTTCAAGTGTTCCATCCCGTTGACCGAGTTGAGCATGGTGATGAGATTGGATTGCTCCACCGCCAAATAGTAGCCCTGGCGGCTCGAGTCGACAAAGAACGCGAGCGTGACGTCATACTCGTGTTGCCAGAGTGCCGTCGTCGGATACGATAGATGGTACATGTAAATGAACTCGGTGAATTCAGAGAGATCGAGTGGGTTCTTGAGGCAAGGCGCCGATAGACGGATTGTCGTCTTGTTGCTCATGGCGTCACGTGTGACTGTCTTGACCAATACGACCTTTTGGTAGTTGTGGAGAACGCTGGTAGACACGGCCACAAAGAGGTCTTGTAAAGACGACATGTCTGCCCACACGCCCTCGCATTCCACGTCCCAATTATAGTCATTTACTTTGACTGGGGGCGACAAGAGACGCACGCGTGTATAGGCCATGGTGTCCTCTTGTCTTGCGCTCAACATCACGGGCTCGGTGATGGGTGCGACACGCAATATAGAGTCTGACACGATGTGTGGCGGTAGGGGCGGCACTAGCGTGAGACGATACATCGCCGGAACTAAGCCGAGGTCGGTGAGTTGCACGACCTGTGTGACGGCACGTTCGATGCACAACTTGGCACCGAGGGGAAATATGGCTTGCATGACCACTTTGTCGACGTCAATGTCGGTGGCCACGTCGGACGTTACGACGCGTCTTACGGGCACTGCTAGGCTGTTGGCCACGACACCCATCGTGTTGCGCACGAGAACCGAATCCGATACGACACATCCTCGAATTGCATCGATGACGACGGGTGCATGAGTGGCACTATTGGCAAAGTAGAGTCGGTGGGGTTCGGCGACAAATCGCGGATACGACACCGGATGTCCACCGGCACACAGCTCGAGCTTCGAGTCGCCAAAGATGGTGCCGTGGACGTCGAGAGCGGTAAAGGGCCGCGGACGCATGCCGACGCCCACCCGATTATCCGACACGTACATGCCTGCTAGGGGCGCGTTATTCCCGTTGCAAAATACGACAGCATCCGACACGTCTTCTGTGCGTAACACGAGGTCCGTGTCGATAACTTTTCCGAATTTACCCGGGAGCGCACAAAAGTCACGTCCGGATTCAATCCACCCGTTCATTTACAGTTCGAGGGCCAAAATAATAAAGAAGGAGCGAGCGCGCTAAAAGACGAAATACACGAGAACGCCGAGAACGAGGATGAGGATCCATGTGTATCCGACCATGGCGCGTCTGTCTGTGTCTAGTTTGTACATGCACCACAAGACGACGATTAAGAGGGCCACGACGATAACGATGGATGCCACCACCATCGATTGCATAAAGGGCGAGAGTTTGGCAAAGTCCTTGCGAGCTTTTTTGACGCCTTCTTTGAGGGTCATGAGCGTATTGTTGCTCCTCATGCGAAAGAGACATCGTTCGACGTAGTCGAGATGAACGACTTGAATTGTTTCAATCATATGCTCCGCTATTGCATCTATCGAAAAAAAGGAATGATCCCCAAACGTCTGCGAATACCTACTCAATTGATCGTCATTGCCGCCCCTCGCTTCAGTCGGCGCAAGACCACCTTTTGCACCGTACCCTCGCGCTTAAACACGTTGTTGATCACCTCGTCTGTGGGCTTGTCCTCACCCGACGTCAACGACTCGGTCAAACGCTCCTTGATCTGCTTCTGCGTCAATGGCGCCTTCACCTCGACGATACGGCAACGAAGCTTGCCCTGTTTGGTGTTCAAGTCTTCGATATTAAACCGGCTCATGAACGACCCGATCTTGTCCGTCAACGCGTCTTGCGCCTTTTTTCGCTCCTTGAGGGCTTGTTTGAGCTTGCCGACCGTGTTGTCGTAGTCGAGCCACATACGCACTTGATTCTTAAAGTCCTCGAGTTCTTCGTTGGACGGGATCGCGACAATCCCGCCGTCCTGTTGATCTCCGTTATTCGTCTCATCTCCCTCCTCCTCATCCTCCTCTTCTTCGTAGTCTTCCTCCTCTTCGGGTTCCTCCTTTTGACGTCGTGCGCTAGCCGATTTTTGTTGATTTAGGTAGCTTGCCATGAGTTGGTCCTTGGTGCGCGCACTACCGCGGTTGTTCATGCTACTTGTAAAAAGACAAGTTTGTCTTTAAGTCATTTTTTTCAGGGGTTTTGATTTCAAATCTCGACAAAGCCCCCGGCTTCTTTTTCTTTGCTTGTTACACCGACGAGTCGGAAGGCGTCCGACACCATATTGAACTTGACTTGTTTGTCGCGTTCGTCCTTGTAGCCGAGATCGGGACCCTTATTGATCTCGATAAGTTTGACGTCGAGTTTGTTGTCGGGGGCGACGTCGCAGCCATAGATGAGAAACTTGGTACCGGGATAGTTTTTATTTTGTTGGGTGAGGAGGTCTTGGTAGGTCACACGTACGTTGGACATGACCGCCTTGATGTTGGTCCATAATCGGGCGTACGATTCGGACCCCATATGAGTCTCGAGATCGCGAAAGGTGAGCGGGTTGTCGACGTACACTTGGCGGTCGATGTAGCCGGTGGTGATGTGGACGTCAGGGTCGATCGAGTTGGGATCCCATAGCTTGGGCGTGTAGTACATGAACCCGTTGTTGTAGATTGCGAATCGCGCTTTGAGCCCGTCGGGCGGGATATACACGAGCAGATACACCCGCATGTTGATCTTGCGGCCGCCGATGACAAGCGGGTTGCTCAGAAGACGTTGGGCGACGACGTAGCCGTTCCTGCCGGCGTCGAGGATGGTCTGCGGGTCGCGCGTGATGAGGTTGCCCTCCTGGCGTTGGATGTTTTTCTTCAAGATGTACACGCCGCTCTCTTGACGAATGTCATTGTACAATAGACGCACGTCGCTTGGTAGCTCAAAGATGAACGTGACAGGCAAGATGCGTGCGGTCGTCTCTACATCGAGTTTGTCGCGCATGTGGAGTGCCATCATGGATTTGCTGACCACTTCGTCGGTGCCTTGGATGCCAAAGATGAACTTTGTGTCTGGCCCGAACGGTGCCTTGTCCATTAGATGGTCGATGATGTTGAGTGTCTCAAAAAAGTAGAGGTCGGATGTTGCACGTCCGCCGACGTTCACGCCCCCTGCGTCGAGAACTTGTTTGATGGTCTCTACGAGTTCGATGCTAGTGGTGTTGGAGAGATCGTCGAGGAATCTAAAATATGTTGGGGCGTTGGGTGAAGGGGTCGCTAAGGCCGTCGTCACTTTCTTGGGCCGTAAGCAATACCATAACACAAGAGCGACAACGAGAACTATCACAATAGCTGCGATGGCCCACCACATGATTTACACTTAAAGGATGAATAATGCGACGCTCTCAAACGCGATACTCGCTCAAGCTCAAAATTTTTTTTGGGTCATATATAATATACAATGAATCCATCTTGCGAAATTGAGATCAAGGTGAACACTAGCCAGGTAAAGGTGGAAAATATCCTTAGTCAAATCAAATCTTACACGGATGCATTGTCACGCAAGTCGGATTTTTCCAGCGTCATGGACAATGAAATTATCGAAGAGTATCAATACACGGCAAAGATCAATAATTTCAAGGACGAGATTTCCAAAGAGAACCTTGGAGTTAAGCTAGCTACACTTGTTGACGCCATCACTACGACCCAAACAAATGTGACCAACTACAAAGACATAGTCGTTCAAAATGACACTGCTATTCTTGAACTTGAGAGTGATATCACTGCAGCGAATACGACGTTGGCACGAATCAACACATCCATCGGCGACCTTGATGGCCTAATCAAGGACACGATGACATTCATTCAAGAGCGTAAGAGGATATTCGGGCCAAACACTCCGGCTACCGGCTCATCACCGACTGACATTTCGAGCAACACCCCCGTCATGGGCGAGCCAAGTGTGTATCAACAGGTAACTATCTTCTATTCTGATGGCATGAACGCCCCCTACACAACCACTGTGCAAAAGCTCGAGACAGCTGACGGTGTAACACGCATGTATTTGAATCACCTGGGCTCTACTCCCACATATTTTACCAAGTTTAATTTGGACAATTTTGGAAATTTAAGCGTGAGCTGGGACGATCGTCAATATGATAATGTCCCAGCTACTAATCCACCAACTGACATTTCGACCAATCCTCAAGATTGCTTGTATGACACGTATCCTTTGATCGACAACTCAGGTAATTACATGTTTCTTAACGATACCACCATCAAGTTCCCCATTACTTCCGACACCAAGATTCGTCAGATTGTGATCGCATTGTGGGCCGAGCCTCCATCTACGCCAAGAATCAAAAACTTTAAAGTGAATGACGTTGAACATTCGGTTGTGAACTCTGTAGTGCGAAGCTATCATAATACCAATCACGATGGAATCACGATAACACTACCTCAAGAGCCAGAGCGGACTAAAACATTCACAGACCAATACGGATATGAATTAACAAGGGCGATTGGCCTGACTCCCTCACATGAGTTGGTCATAGATTTGGTTGACGTGATCGCAACATATTCGTCAGATACACCTTGTGTCAAATTGAATATGGACTTTGAATTTGATCCCAAATATGACGAATATGGTCATCCAGAGGATCAACATGTGCTTGTCCTTAAAACAAGCAATTTGACATTGCAACAATTCTACCCCGATATCGACGTCATCAATTCCGACATCCGCAAGAAATTGATTGAAACTTCAGTGTTTCCCATCATCGTGTACGGCACGTCTCAATAGACAATTACTAGCTAGTTTTTTCATGTATCCGCCAATACACGGCGCGGAAAAAACCTGGAGTCATTGTAAAATGACGGCAACATTTGCGGAACAATATATGCACGGTGCGGGCTTGTTGGTGAGAGTGGTGGGATCGCCCTTGTTGCGCAAGATCACGGTGAAGGAGTACGAGGGAGACGCTGTTCGGGGCGACCAAGCCGTTGTGCGAGGTATTCGGGCGTTTCTCGACGACAACACGTGTGACGACGCGACTCGTGGGGTTTGCCTCAAGACGCTCGTGTCACCCGCGTTTTTCTCGTGGGCAGTGACACCGGGTCAGGGGCGCGAGCGTCCCACGTTGTACATGGCGTACCATCAGTTGCGCACCGACGTGTGGAAGCCGGTGGCCGTGTGCTCATGGGGTGCGTTTCGGACGAGTTGTATGCCGGCAAGTGGACACAAAGACGCAAATCCGTCGGATTATGACTCGGACATGAGCTTTGTACCTAAAGACCGAGTGGTGACCGAGGATCAACAACGACTTCAACGATGGGCCGAGAAGGACAGAATAGCCGAGATCGACCTTCTATGTTCTCTTCGGGGAAAACACGACAAAACGCAACAAAGTGAAGGCAAAACCAAAACTCAAAGCAAAAGCAGAACTCAAAGCAATAGAAGGTACAATACTCCTAAAAACGACGTCGAAGAAGAAGACGATGACGGCGACTTTATGTTACCCCTCCCTCCGAATCAACATGGTGGAGGGAGGCCAAAGGGAAAAGGAAAAGGCGAAGGAAAGGGTCCCCAAAAGATTAACTCGAAGGGAGAACCGATGTGGTTTGTGGAGCGCATCGTCGGTCATCATTCCAATTCTGCGACACGCGCTAATGCTGCCGAGTATATTGTCAAGTGGGAGGGCTATCCGTCTTCAAAAAACACAAGTGAGCCGGCTGCAAATATGGAAGAGGACGTGCCAGCGTATGTAGACGCTTATTGGGATTCGCTTGGCGCTA